CGCAGGTCTCCGCAGGCGGGCGCAAGTTCCGCACGCACAAGGTCAAGCGCCTGAAGTGCGGCGGGCTGATCGGCTCCAGCGGCAAGCTGGCCGACATCCTGAAGATCCAGCGGTGGGCCGAGGCGGATTTCTCCGAGAACGAGAAACCGGACTTCGGCGACGAAGGCGAGTTTGAATGCCTGATCGTCACCGGGGCGGGCGACGTGTACCTCTTGGATGAGGACATGGAGCTGATGCCCTTCATGGATGCGTTTATCGCGGTGGGGTCCGGCGGCCCTTACGCCATGGCCGCGATGGAATGCGGCAAGAATCCGGCCGAAGCGGTGGCAGTGGCGGCAAAGTTCGACGCCAACACGTCCGAGCCGGTCGAGGTGTTTCGCGTGGAACCGAAGGAGGCTCCGCGTGGACGACGACGCGCTCGCCGAGCTTGATCTGGCGGCGATGGACCTGCTGCGTCTTTACGAGCAATTGGGCGTCGCGGCCATTGTCGTGACATATCCCGGCGAGGCCATTTTCGTGCGCTGCCAGAACGCAGGCGACGTGGTGCCGCTGTGCAAACGGGTGATCGAAGAACACGCAGCGCCGGCCGACCGGACGCTGAATTAGGCGCTTGCGCCAACAGGGGTGAGCGTGTGAGACAGGAAGCCGTCGAGGCCGTGAAAGCGGCCCCGCCCGTGGGCTATATCGCGGGGATTCTGGCGGGATTTGATTGGGGCACGTTCGCGTCGTTCCTGGCCTGCGTCTACACCGCATGGCTGCTGGCCGAGAAGCTGTGGAAGTGGCTCGGCCCCAAGGTGAAGGCATGGCGGGCCAAGCGCCGCGCGTAGGGCCAAAGATTGGCTTTGCGGCGGTCCCTCTCGCCCTAGTCCTCGCGCTGTCGGCGCTGCTGGCCGAGCCCGGCCACGAGCAGCGGGTCTACACGACCTATTGGGACAAGCTAGGGCAGGTTTACACGGTCTGCGCGGGCGTCACAGGGTCAGGCGTTATCCCTGGCAGGACGTACACGGATGCTGAGTGTCAGGCGCTGGAGACGCGCTACATCAGCCGAATGTACGCGCGGATGGGGCGGTGCGCTCCGAAAGCGGAAATGGAGTTCCACGAGATCAAGGCGTGGGGCCATTTCGCCTACAACGTAGGCGAGGCCAATTTCTGCGCATCGAAAGCAGCCAAGCTGCTGAACGCTGGCGAGAATGAAGCCGCGTGTCGGCAGATTCCGCGCTGGGTGTACGTCAAGGGGCGCGATTGCCGCGACCCGAAGAACAAGTGTCCGGGCATTCCACGTCGGCGCGAGTGGGAATACCGGCTGTGCGAGGGTCGGGCATGAAACGCATCGCCTACTGGCTGGCCATGGCGCTGTTCGTGGTGGCATTCCGTCTCGCGAACTATGCGAAGGACGGCGTGGGCGAGGCGGACGAGTATCGCGTCGGAGGCACGGACTGATGAGCCTGATTTGTCGCGACGTTCGCCAAGGCTGGTGGATGCAGGTTGGACATAGGCGCGACGGCAAAGCCGTCTACCGTTGGGCATGGCCGGATGGCCGCGCGGGCAGGATGGCTGCGCGATGACCCCTAACAAGCGCGCCACCCTGCTGACCGCCTTTGTCGCCGTGCTCGGCGCGGGCTTGGTCGTATGGCATTACATGACCGGAGGCGAGTGGGCGCAGTTGCTGGCGGCGATCTGGCCGCGTTAGATTAGCTTTTGCTTGCGGCGGCGTGGAAGGACACGCAGGCCAGTGCCTCCTTAAACTTGACGCCCCTAAGCCTGCTAAGGCCGGGGGAGGGCGGCTTTAGCAAGCCGGTATCAAGCCCGGCCCGCAAGCACTTCCAAGACCACCGCTAGGCCGAAAGGTAGTAACGGTGGCATCCGGGGCTGATCTCCCGGATTCGATTGCGGCCCTGCCAAGCGTAGGGACCGTTACGAGGCCGTCCATGTGGCGGCCTCAGCTTTTTTGAGGGCACGACAATGAAGCTGGCCGCACTCCTGGCGCTGTTAGTGCTGGGCGGCAATTTCATGTCGGGCCGTAGGCGGTATTGGGATTTGGTGGGCTCGGTGCTGGCGGTCGCCGCCCTGTTCGGGTGCACGTTTCGTACTGCACTCGTGGGGCTTCTTTCTGTTCGTGCCCATGCCGTCTGACAAGGAAATGGCGTCGTGGCGCTGAGAATCCCCTACGTCCGCGAAGCCGGGGTTGTCCTGCTGGCCGCTGGCTTCATCGCCTACTCCGTCTGGCTGTATCGCGACGGCGGCAAGGCCGCTCGGCTGGAGTGTGCGCAACGCGAGAACCGCGAGCTGCAAGCCCAGCGGGCCGAGATCGAACGGTTGCAGAAAGAGGCGTTCGACAAGGACGAGGAACTGCGCAAGGCGCTGAGTGCGCCGAAGGCCGCGCCCAAGATCGAAAAGGTGATCCGTGCGAATCCCTCTGGCTGCCGCGTGCCTGCTCCTGTCATTGACAGCCTGCGAGAAGCAATACGTGAGGCCAACAAGGCCAGCGCCTCCGGCTGAGGCGGCGCGCGAGTGCGATCCCATGCCGGATGTGGTGGGTGACAGTCTGGACGACTTGGCGCGAACGCTGGGGCTGTTCATTGATTGGGGTCGCGATTGCCGCACGCGGCACAGGGCGCTTGGCGATTGGGCGAGAGGCAAGTGACAAACGAAGAGTTCTGGTCGTTCTTTTTCGCCGCCGTATTCCAGCGGGCGGCGTTGCCTCAGGGCTCAATGCGTGTCGCACCGGGGAGCGATGCGCTGGTGTGGCGGACTACTCCGGCTAGGGATGAGCCTCAAATCGTTATGGGCGACTCGCCTGACTGGCACGCCAAGGGGCTTTAAGTGACCGACTACAGCCGGAAGATCGGCAGCACGACCGTGGACCTCTCGCCCAACGTGGCGAGCATCCAGAAAGCCATCAACAGCCTGCCCAGCGATGGCGGGACGGTGGTGGTGGCTCCGGGCGAGTATTCGATTGATGCGGTGAACGCCTCGATCAAGCTGCGCAATGGCGTGCGCTTGGTGCTGACGGGCGTGACCCTGAAGGTCATTCCCAACAGCGCGATCCGCTATGCCGTGCTGGACAGCAATGCCGCATGGGATTGGGAAGTGGTGGGCGGCGAGATCGTCGGGGACCGCTACGAACACAGTTACGTGACCGCAGGTCTCACCACGAGTCAGCAGACCCACGAGTGGGGCCACGGCTTTGCGGTGCATGGCGGTGGCCGCGGCACGGTGACGGGCCTGAAGGTCTCCAACTGCACCGGAGACGGCATCTGCATCTCGTCCGACGACATCGTGGTCGAGAACTGCGTCTCCACGAACAACCGCCGTCAGGGCTGTTCCATCGTGGATGGAGTGGCGGTCAAGCTGCTCAATTCGGAGTTCAGCTACACCAACGGCACGAGCCCGCAGTGTGGGGTGGACATCGAGCCGGAGCCGGGCCAAGTCTGCAAGAGCGTCCTGATCGACAACTGCCGATTCCCCGGGAATGCGAAGTACGGGATCAACATCCTGCAACGCAGCGATGGCGGGATCATCGACGGCGTGACGGTGCAGCACTGCCAGATTGGTGGAACAGACCTGGCGAGCATCAACAAGAGCAACGGCGCGGTGGTGAACGGCGCGAGCAACGTGTCGTTCCTGAACAACCAGATCGGGTGGAACTCGGCAACGGGTCTGCGCCTGCTGTCCGGCAAGACCCTGCATGTAAGCGGCAACCGCTTCGGGCCGAACTACACCCGCAACAGCATCCGCGATCGCAATCCGGACGTGACCCGGGCGGGCTACAGCTCCACCTTCCAGGCCGATCTACTCATCACGACCACGTCCGTAAGCGGGCTGGATGTGGGGACGAATAGCTACGTATGAGCCGGGAGTTCTACTCGCATCGCCCCAAGCAGGTGAGCGACGAGCAGTTCACGAGTGAGTGGGACAGGATCTTTGGGCCAGCACGCACACCTCTACCGCACAGCCCGATGGCTGAAGATGCGGAAGGCGCAGTTGGCGAAGGAGCCACTGTGCCGGTACTGCCAGCAGATGGGGCGAGTGACAGCAGCCACGGTGTGTGACCACATCGTCCCGCATCGAGGGGATGTGGCGCTGTTTTTTGGCGGCGCGCTCCAGAGTTTATGCGCCTCGTGTCATTCAGGCGCTAAACAGCAGTTCGAGGTAAGCGGAATCCTTCGTGGGTGTGATGCCGAAGGCAGGCCGTTTGGCCGCTCTGATTGGTAATGGTTGGACGTAATGGGACGCAGCGGTACAGCGCTGCAGATTATCGTCTAACTGGTTGATTCGTATAACGAAAAACTGACTCTAAGCGCGTTTGTTCGTGGTACAAAAAGCGGGCCGGAAAAGCGCGCCAACGCTAGACCGGCCCTAACCACAAACAGACCGTTAGGGGGTCTGGTTCATGGCTGCTGCCGATTCTAGTCGGATGTGCGCCCATTGCGGACGCGCCTTTCGTGGTGCCAAGCAGCGACGCTATTGCACGCTGGAATGCAGGGCATCAATCAAGAGAGAGAGGCGGAAGTCGCGAGGCTATCCGACCAAGCCTTTGCTTGATGCCTGCTGCATAGCCTGCGGCAAGGCGTACAGAACACGGCATAGGGAGCAGCGGTATTGCTCCAAGGTATGCAGTTGGGCCTTCAGACGGAAGCCGTTTGTTGTTGCCAACTGGCATGGGCACTGCGCCCAATGCGGCGCTAAGTTCCACGGCAAAAGACCGCGTAAGCACTGCGGTGATAACTGCGAGAAGGTCGCCAATAGGCTGTTGGTACGCACCAAGCACAAGCCCAGGCCATGCAGGGTATGCGGAGTGGAGTTCACTCCTACCTTCCGGGTAGGTCCGGCCATGCTGTGCTGCAGCCCTGCTTGCGATGCCGAGCGTATCAGGCGGGCCAAGAGAGCGGCCAAGAGCGGTCGCAGGGCCAGGATGAGAGGGGCTGAGGCTGAGGCCATCGACCCCATCAAGGTGTTCGAGCGGGACAAGTGGCGCTGCCACCTGTGCGGTACACGCACACCCAAGAGGCTGCGTGGCTCGTGTGACCAACGAGCACCAGAGCTAGACCATGTGGTGGCGCTTGCTGATGGGGGCAGCCACACATGGGGCAATGTGGCCTGTGCATGCAGAAGGTGCAATGGACTGAAGGGCGCTCGATCCATTGGACAGCTCGGTCTGCCGCTAGCTGCTTGACCCCCTACCGGGGGTGAAAAGTTCAGCGCCTGCCGTCCTATGCCCACCCGTCCAGCCTTGCTTCGCTAAATCCGTACATTTTTCCGTTCAGCTAGGCAGAAATCGTGAAGCAAGCAGGTCGAAAATCCGCCGCAGAGCTTGCGACGGTCACGGCGCTGCCTGTCCGTTTGCTGCAACCGCCCGCCGACCTGTCGGTGGAGGAAGCCGAGGTGTGGGGCCGCGTGGCGGCGACCAAACCCGGCGACTGGTGGGACGCGGGGAGCATTCCCTTGCTCGCCCAATATTGCCGCGCGACCGTGCAGGCCGAGATGTTGGCCGACCTCGTGCGGCAGACCGCCTCGGCGATGCTGTCGGACCCGTCGCAGTTGGGCACCTACAAGGACTTGCGCAAGCTCCAGGCGGCGCTGTCGGCCGAGATGAGTTCTCTTGCGCGGGCCATGCGGCTGACGCAGCAGGCGCGCTACCGGGCGGACAAGGCGGACACCGAGGGCCGCAAGGCGAATGGCAGGAAGCCGTGGCAAACCCACGACGTTCTCGACGCCTGACCCAACAGTAAGCCTCTGCATGCGGTAGTATTCCTCTATTCGGAGGGGCTATGCCGCAGAGACTCAATCCGCAGACGAAGAAGGGCTATCGCTTTAAGGACAGAACCGGCCAGAGGGTGGGCCGGCTGACATTCACTCGGCATCTCGGAGTGGATGTCCACAAACATCATGTGTGGGAAGCGGTGTGCGATTGCGGCGCGATCACTACCACAGCGCAGCCGCACAAGACCCGCTCTTGTGGGTGCCTCCAGCGCGAGGTCATGGCGGAAATTCAGAGGGCAAAGGCTCTCCCGCCGGACGTAAAGCTGGCGAGCCGCAAGGCTAGTGCCGCCCTGCAGCGAGAGAAACGACGGGCCAATCCGGTTGCGGTCATGCAGGCGAGGTTGAGTCGCCTGCACCGTCACGCGCTTAAGCAGGTGGGGGCTATCAAGACCTCGCCGACCTTCGAGCAGCTTGGATACACGGCCGCAGAGTTCGTGGCGCATTTGGAGCGCCAATTCTTGCCAGGCATGGGCTGGCACAACATGGGCGAGTGGCAGATCGACCACATCGTTCCTGTGGCGGAGGCAAAGACTGAGCGTGATGTGGTGGCCCTCAACCAGCTCTCAAATCTGAGGCCGATGTGGGCAGCCGAAAACAACGCAAAGAAGGCACGGAGGGTAAGCCTGCTCTAACTAGAGGCGAGCGGAACATCGAGTGGATTCAGTCGATGTGCCGCATCCCCGAAGGCAAGCTGGTCGGGCAGCCGGTCAAGCTGACGGCACAGCAGCGCGAGTGGATCTGCGCGATCTACGACACGCCGACCCGGCGCTTCATCCTCTCAATGGGGCGCAAGAACGCCAAGACGGCGCTCTCGGCGTTCCTGCTGTTGCTGCATCTGGTGGGGCCGGAGGCGCGGGAGAACTCGCAGCTCTACTCGGCGGCGCAGTCGCGCGACCAGGCGGCGGTGCTATTCAACCTGGCGGCCAAGGTGGTGCGGTTCTCGCCGGACCTTGCCACGTATGTGCAGATTCGGGAGTCCGCGAAGTCGCTGGTGTGCCCGGAGATCGGCACCGTGTACCGGGCGCTCTCTGCGGACGCCTCCACGGCGATGGGCTTGTCGCCTGTGTTCGTGGTGCATGACGAGCTGGGACAGACGCGCGGGCCGCGTAGCGAGCTGTACGAGGCGCTGGAGACGGCGTCGGCGGCGCAGGAGTCGCCGCTGACGATCATCATCTCGACGCAAGCGCCGACCGACGCCGATCTGCTCTCGGTGCTGATTGACGACGCCATGAAGGGCGGCGATCCACGCACGAAGGTGGTGCTCTATACCGCCGACGAGGCGCTCGACCCCTTCAGCGAGGAAGCGATCCGGCAGGCGAACCCGCATTTCGACGTCTTCATGAATCGAGACGAGGTGTTCGACCAGGCGAATGCGGCCAAGCGGATGCCCTCGGCGGAAGCGGGGTACAGAAACCTCATCCTCAACCAGAGGATTGACCCGACCGCGATGTTTGTCAGTCGGTCGGTGTGGGAGTCGAACGGCGAAGCGCCCCGCGACCTTAGGGGGCGCAAGGTATTCGGCGGCCTCGACCTGTCCAGCGTGTCCGACCTCACCGCTCTGGTGTTGGTGGGCGAGCAGGGCGGGCAATGGGACGTGGAGCCGACCTTCTGGCTGCCCGAGCAAGGGCTGATGGAGAAGGCGCGGCAGGACCGCGTGCCCTACGACGTGTGGCACCGCGACGGGAAGCTCCAGGCGACTCCGGGCGCGTCGATCAGCTACGACTTCGTGGCGCACTACCTGCGCGGCGTGTTCAACCGCTACGACGTGCAGGCGCTGGCGTTCGACCGCTACAACATGAAGTTCCTGCGGCCCTGCCTCGTGCGGGCCGGCTTCACCGAGAAGGAACTGGAACGGTTCGTGGAGTTCGGGCAGGGCATGGTGTCCATGTCCCCGGCACTCCGCGAGCTGGAGACGATGCTGCTGCGGCAGGAGCTGCGGCACGGAAACCATCCGGTCCTCTACATGTGCGCAGCGAATGCGGCGCTAGAGATCGACGCGGCGGAAAACCGCAAGTTCACCAAGAAGAAATCCACTGGCCGGATCGACGGCCTGGTGGCCTTGGCCATGGCCGTTGGCACGGCAGCAAGCCACGAGCAGGTTTCAACCGTCATCCAACAGGGGTTCGTGGTGCTCTGATGCAGAAATCGGCAGACATCGCGAAGACGCGACTTGCGGCCATTACCGCCGTCGATCGCGTGGCAATGCGTAACGCAACGCTTGCGGACGGGGCGATCATCCCGAGTTCGGACGGTAATGCGCTATACGCACTTCTCGCCGGCCTGCCGTCCACGGCCTCCGGCGCGTTCGTCAACGAGCAGACCGCGATGCAGGTTTCGGCAGTCTATGCCTGCGTCTCCCTGATAGCGGGCTCGATTGCGAGCCTGCCGCTGAAATTCTACCAGCGCGACGGTGCGACCCGCCAAGAGGTGGACGACCATCCGTGGTGGTGGCTGTTCAACGAGCAGCCGTGTGATGCGTTCACCTCCGCAACCTTTTGGGAGTTCGCGCTGTCACAGATGCTGCTGCGTGGCGACGCCATTGCGTACATCTACCGGGGCGAGGGACGTTTCGCGGATGGCATCAAGGCCATCATCCCCATCCCTCGCAGCCGTGTGACGATTCAGAAGCCGATTCCGCCGGAAGGCTACCGAGGCCCCACGAAGCTGCTCTACACGATCCATCTCGATCAGGGCATGAGCTTCACCGTGGACCAGGGCGACGTGCTGCACTTCCCCGGCTTCGGGTTCAATGGACTGTCGTCCATGTCCGCGATCCAGTACGGCGCGCGGAATGCGATCGGCACGACGATGCAGGCGGACGAGTTCGCCGGCAAGTTCTTCGCCCAAGGCGCGCAGCCGCAGCACGCGATCACCGCGCCGGGGCAGATGACACCCGACCAGCAGGACGCCTTCCGCCAAGCGTGGGCCGCGAAGTACGCCGGCAACGGTCCGTCCGGCATCCCATTGATCCTTACCGAAGGGCTGGACATCAAGGAGCTGTCGATGACGGCAGCCGATGCCCAGCTTCTGGAGTCGCGCAAGTGGGGTGTGATCGACATCGCCCGCGCGTTCGGCGTGCCGCCTTTCATGATTGGCGAGACCGAAAAGACCACGAGCTGGGGTTCGGGCATCGAGCAGATGTTCACCGGCTTCGTGCGCGGGACACTGCGCTCGCACATCAACCGCATCGAGAAGGAGCTGAACCGCAAGCTCTGGCCGACGCGGCAGAAGTTCTTTGTCGAGTTCGACACCTTTGACCTGACGGCGGGCGATGCCCAGTCGCAGGCTGAGTACTTCAGCAAGGCCCTCGGCGGGACGCAGAACCCGGCGTGGATGACGCAGAACGAGATCCGCAAGCGCCTCAAGTTCGCCCCGATGGAAGGTGGCGACGAGTTGCACGACCCCACCACTCAGGAACCCGCGCCGAATGCGCCACCTTCCCAAGCTGCTGCGTGACAACGCAGACCGCCCGCGCGACTTCCGCGTGGTCAACAAAGGCGATGAGGCCGAAATCTTCATCTATGACGTGATCGGCGAGGACTTCTGGACGGGCGGCGGTGTCACTGCGGCCAAGTTCCTAAAGGCCGTTGACGAGGCCAAGGCGCAGACCATCCACCTCCGCATCAATTCGCCCGGTGGGGACGTGTTTGAGGCCCGCGCCATCGTCTCGGCGATGCAGCGCAGCTCGGCCCGATTCGTGGCCCATGTGGACGCGCTGGCGGCTTCTGCGGCGTCGGTGATCGCTGTCGCGGCGGATGAAGTGCTGATGGCCCCCGGCTCGATGCTGATGATCCACAACGCGTGGACGCTTCAGATGGGCGACAAGAACGCCATGCTGGAAACCGCGTCACTGCTGGAAAAGATCGACGGCACGATTGCGGATCAGTACGCGGCAAAGACCGGCATGAAGCGCGAGGACATCGCCGCGCTGATGGATGCCGAGACATGGCTGACGCCCGAGGAGGCAGTGAGCCAGAAGTTCGCCGATGGCATCGAGGAAAAGGCTGTCAAGGCGAAGAACGCATGGAACCTCGGGGCGTATGCGAAAGCCCCGGAGATTGCCGAGGAATCGGCCGAAATCGCGCCGGAACCCGCCGAAAACCCCTCGGAATCGACTGAAAACCACGCCGAACAGTTGCGTGCCGCCCGCGAACGCGAGTTGCGACTGATCGACACGACTGCTGCGTAAGGGTTTCGCTCCCGCGCACAGAAAGGCCGCCCACCGAGGCGGCCTTTTTTATTCCCCAACGAAAAGGTGATGACACAGATGGCTGAGTCCATTCAGGCCATGCGGGAGCGCCGCAACGCGCTGGCTAAGGAAGCCCGCAACCTGCACGAAAACACCCCGGCGACCAACTGGGACGACAAGGCGCAGGGTCAGTACAACGATCTGATGGAGCAGATCGGTCGCGTCGAGGCGGCGATCAAGCGCGAGCAGGAGACGCTGGATCTCCACAACGAGCGACAGGCCGAGGACGCCATCGCCGACCGCGCGTCCGGCAACAAGTCCGCTGTGGCCGACGCCCTGCGTGCCTTTGCCAAGGGCGGCCTGTCGGGCCTGAATCCGGAGCAGATGCGCGAGATGCGTGCGCGTCAGACCCCGGAAATCCAGAACGCCATGTCCACCTCGACCAGCTCGGAGGGTGGCTACACGGTCGCGACGGAGTACATGAAGCGCCTCGAAGAGGCTCTGAAGCAGTACGGCGGCATGCGTCAGGTCGCCACTGTCATCCAGACCGCCACGGGCGCGACGATGAACTTCCCGACCGCCGACAGCACGTCGGAAGTCGGCGAGATCGTCGGCCAGAACTCGGCGGTGTCGGGCGCGGACACGACCTTCGGCAACATCGCGCTGGACGTGTACAAGTACAGCTCGAAGAAGATCGCCCTGCCGTGGGAGCTGATCCAGGATTCGTTCCTCGACATCGAGGGTTACATCCTCGAAGTGCTGGCGCGTCGCATCGGTCGCCTCCAGAACACCCACTTCACCACGGGCGACGGTTCGTCCAAGCCCTACGGCCTCGCCACGGGCGCGTCGGCGGGCGTCACGGCGGCCACCGGTCACACCTCGGACCTGACCTACGCCAACCTCGTGGATCTCGTCCATTCGGTGGACCCGGCGTATCGCGGCAACGCGAAGTGGATGATGAAGGACAGCACCGTCCAGTACCTGCGCAAGATCGTGGACGGCCAGTCGCGTCCGATCTTCGTCCCGGGCTATGAGACGGGCGTTCCGGGCGGCGCGCCTGACACGCTGCTGGGCCAGGCGGTCATCGTCAACCAGGACATGGCGGCACTGGGCGCGAGCAACAAGGCGGTGCTGTACGGCGACTTCTCGAAGTACGTAATCCGCGACGTGATGGATCTCACCCTGTTCCGCATGACCGACTCGGCGTTCACGCTGAACGGTCAGGTGGGCTTCGTGGGCTTCCAGCGTTCGGGTGGTCGCCTGATCGACGTGGGCGGCGCGGTCAAGGCGTTCGTCAACTCGGCCACCTAAGAGCCGTAACGAGAACGGCCCCTTCGGGGGCCGTTTTCTTTGGAGGGATGGATGGCCAAGAAGGAAGCGAAGCCCGAGGGCAAGCGCAAGGCGCTGCTGCTCGTGGACTGCCGTGCGGGCAAGTGCCAGCAGGTGGTCGAACTCGATGCGGCCGAGATTGCCGCGCTGGTGGCCGACGGGGTCGCCGATGACAACCAGGCTGCGGTCGCGGCCTACGAATAACCGGAGCGGGTGATGGCACTCAAGCTGATTACGGCAGGTAGTCAGGCCGTCACCCTGTCCGACACCAAGCTGCATCTCAACATCACCGATACGGCGAGCGACACGATCCTCGGGGCGTACATCCTCGCCGCGCAGGCGCATGTCGAGGGTGTCTTGGGCGCTCCGCTGTCGAGCGAGACGTGGGAGCAGTCGTTGGACGGCTTCCCGTGCGGCGCGATCCGGTTGCTCAAGCAGCCGGTCACCGCCATCACGTCGGTGAAGTACGACGTAGACGGCGTGGAAACCACCCTGGACCCGAGCCTGTATCGCACGGACCTCCCCGGTGGACGCGTGTGGACCGACTCCAGTTGGCCCACGGCCGATACGCTGGCGTCGGTGCGCGTGCGCTTCACCTGCGGCTACACGACGGTCCCTGCGCCCCTCAAGGCCGCAGTGCTGTTGCTTGTCGCGGACATGTACGCCAATCGCGAGGCGAAGGTGGAGAACACCCTGGCCCGCAATCAGACGGTGGACGCGCTGTTGTTCCCGTATCGGATGATGCTGTGAAAGCCGGCAGCCTCCGCAACCAGATCGTGTTGCAGTCCCGCGACAACGGCACGGACGACGCCGGCCAGCCGGTGCAGACGTGGACGACGCTCGCCACGGTGTGGGCGGACATTCGCGGCGCAAACGGCCTGAACGCCATCAAGGCGTCGCTGGATGGCGTGGAGATCAACGCCTACAGCTTCCGCATCCGGTACCGCACGGACGTGGACGCCGCCAAGCGCGTGGTGTTCAACGGCCAGAACTTTGATGTGAAGCAGGTCCGGCACGACCACGCCCGCAAGGAGTGGACGGACCTCATCTGCGAGGTGGGCGGGAATGCCGGTTAGCGCCAAACTCGACACGTCCGGCTGGACGGCTGCCTTGGACAAGCTGGCGGGCGAGAAGCGCGTCAGCCTGGCCCGCTCCATGTGCGTGGCCGGCGGTGAAGTCCTGCGCGACGAGGCCAAGCTATTGGCTCCGGTCAAGGATGGCGTTCTCCAAAGTGCGATCTACCTTGCCTACAAGGACGCGCGCTCGAACGAGGCGCAGCAGGTCTATTCGGTGACATGGAATCACCGCAAGGCCCCGCACGGCCACCTGATCGAGTTTGGTCACTGGCAGCCGTACAAGGTCGTCAAGCTGCCGAACGGCGATTGGTTTACCACCAAGGAACTGCTGCCGAACCCGAAATGGATCTCGGCCAAGCCCTTCCTGCGCCCCGCCTATGACATGGCGAAGGAGCGCGCGAAGCAGGCCATGATCGAGCGCGGACGCAAGCGTCTGCCCGAGTTGCTCGCGGAGAACGAGAGTGGGAATTGAGGCCAGCATCAAGACGGCGCTGGCGTCGATTGCGGGTGGGCGCGTGTACCCCGATACGACCGATGGCGTTCCCACGCCGCTGGTCTATCCGTTGATCATCTATCAGCAAGTTGGCGGCGACGTCATCAACCCGCTGGAATGCACCGACCCGAATCTGGACAACGCCCGCATCCAAGTGTGGGTGTGGGCCAAGACGCGCCTGGAAGCATCGAGCGTCATGAGGCAAGTCCGCATCGCGCTGACCGGCTCGCTGAAAGCCTATGCGCTCGGCGCTCCCGTCTCTGATTACGTCGAAGAATTGAAGAACTACGGCAGCCGTACCGATTTCAGCATCTGGTACGCGCCCTGATTTAAGCCGCGCCTAGCCCCGTCGAGAGACGCCGCGACAGCGCGCACCTGTTTGGCCCCGGTCTGCGGACCCGTGCCAACCCGCAATCGGAATACGCGATTCCGAGCAGACCGCCGTGAGGCGGCCT